GAACTCACCCATCACAAACTCTCCTTGTACTGGCAACTGTCCAGGCTCCCCGATCAACTGAGGAACGGCAGCGAATGCCAGTTTGAATTTCGGATTCTCAGGAATCACCACAACCTTGCCCGGATCAATGTAAGGAGTCGAAGTATAGGTTGCCGCTCCGGTAACCTTATCAACTCCGCTTGCCTTGTCATAGAACTGAGGGTAAGCCCACAACTGAACCTTGTACGATCCTGCCGTGATGGTGCCGTGATATGTCGCTCCAACTGCATTCTTCTGAGGACCATGAACCATATCCAACGCCATGTTGAAATAGTTCTGACGGCCTGTGAAGGTTGCATTCTTGAGCATTGCCGCCAATGCATCATCTGCAAAGATGGCATTGTAAACCTGATCGGGAGAACGTCCCACCTGACGTAAGAAGTTACAGGCCGTGGTGAAGATTGCGAAAGGATCACCGGCACCACTGAACGGGGTTCCTGCGATGCTCACAATGGATGCCGCTTTCCGTTTGTAGTCAATGGTTGCTTGGCTACCGGATTTGAGTGTTACAACCCCTGTCATCATTACCTGAGCGCACTGAAGTTCAATAGCCCTGGTAATCATGTCGCGCATCGCTCCGACCTTGTCTGCAACCTTATTCAATAATGCTGCGAACAAAGGTGCCTGTGCATTGCCTTGACTTCCAAGAACGCGATCATAAAGATCAAGTTCGGTGGCATCGAAATACAACCTGTAAATCGGAGGCAGGAAAATCTTCTCAGTGGACCTGGTGAAACTCACACGGTTTCCTTCCGTTCCCCGTACAACGTCAGTGGCCATCTTCTCACCCATGCGTTCAACTTCTATCGAAACTTCTTTCGTGGGTTCGGTAACCGATAGGAAAAATGAACGAAGGAACTCTGTCGGATAAATCCGTTCCTGATAAACAGCAATCAGTCCTTTCGTAAAGAGTGCCCTGAGATCGGTTGATGCTATGCCTTCCATTGTATTTTATTTTTAGTCTTTTGTGTCTCTCAAAAATTAATTGTCATAATCTGTCATCTCCGTAACTGGACGCAAGATGATCTGAGAATTGGCAACCAGATGGTCACGCAAACTCTTTCCTGCAATCACTGTGGCGAATGAATCCCCACCAAGGAAAATAACTTTCCCGGCATTCACATCCCCCGCGATACACAATGCAACGTCATTCGCTGTCTGCCCGGCAAGTACGGTAATATCCTGTGCAAGAATTCCAACCGGAACTTGACTACCATCGGTAATCCCTGACGAAATTACAGGGGCCAATCCTTGCGTTGAAGCGATGCGACCCATCAGCGTTCCGGCCTTCAGTGTGAGGGTAGAATACCCTGAGTTCTGAACATAACTGTCATTCTCATACCGATTCATCCAAAGGAAAATCTTCGACAAATCGTAATCAGTTGTTGCTTGCTGACCGTTATTGAGCCTATTGGTTACATCACTCATATTTCAAATGTTTAAAAATTCTTTTTCAAAAAACTTTATTCGGCCACAACGGTCTTTACTACCGCTTGTTTCTTTCCAAGTCCAATGGAAGCATACACTTCCTGCATGAATTCTTCTTCCTTCTTTTCTTTTTCCGTTGCAGCGGTAGGGCTAACTGCCACTGTCGTTACTGCCGGTGCTGCTGCTGCGGCCAAAGCCTTCAACGAATCTGCACTTGTGGACTTGAGCATGAACTCTGCCGTCTGCTTTGCAGATAGCGGCTTGCCAGATTCAATCGCGGCCTTCACCCCTTTCGAATCAATATCCATGAAAACCAAACAAGCATCAACGCGATCCTTTTCTTCGGCTTTACCTTCAGCGCGACCTATCGCAACGGCTTCGTTGTAAATGCCGGGGTGTTGTGCTTTCAATTCTGCAAGTGTCATAATCGTATGAATTTGAGTTTCAATTTTCTTTTCTGGTTCTGCTTGTGCGGCCACTTTGTAAATAAATTCATTCATGGCCTTGACTTGCGTGGGATTTAATTTTGTGACCTTATTTACAAGGCCAATTGATTTTGCTTGCTTTGCCGTCAACCAAACATTTACCTGTTCTTCAGCATCAAACATTTGATCAATGGTCATACCGGCAATCTCTTTGAATTTGTCGGCATTCAATTTCATTTTCATTTTGGATCGCAAATCCTTATTCACCCCATCCAAAAGTTTTTGTTGTTCTTCGTTTGTTACTGGCGCATCGGCACGATGCAGTAAGAATCGGGACACATCCAGACATTCAACATCATTTGCATATAGGCACCATTGCGCTGCCATTGATGCGGCAAGGCCATCTACCTTGATGTTAACGCTACCATGTTCTTGCATTTTGGCCGGAACTCCCCACCCTGAAAATACTGATCCACCACCACTATTTATTCGGAGAATGATTTCCTCATTCATATTTTCCTCCATCCGTTCAATAATATCCTGGACGGTTTCGTCAACGATGTAGTTGTATAAGAGGATTTCTTTTGCCATTTCGAATGTGAAAATTGGAATACATCATTGCTTTTAGAAATTATGTCCCCTTTCGTGTGGACAATTTGTGTTATATTTGCAAGCATGGATGCAAACAATGAATTACGGGTAAGGCACTTCCCCAAAGACCTGAAGGCTGACTTGAGGAACATTTCTGCAAACCTCGGAGTATCGCTAAGTAATTTTGTTAAAGTAAAACTCAGGGACGTAGCTAATAACTTCCCGCCTGAGAAAAGAACTCCACCAAGAAAAGATGATTAGTTTCCGTTAAGATGTATTTCCGCTTTCGGCTTCTTCGACTTCCCGTTGGAGGAAGGTGCTGCCGGTGGTAATGGCATTGGAAGTTCAATCTTCAAAGTCTTGCTCTTAGCAAGTTCCTCTGCATACTGTTCCATATTCGCTTCTGAATCCCCACCATTCAATGCTTCCGTAGCGGCCTCTGCCGTAGTCAAAGGAATGCTCAATCCTGTATCGCCAAGTTTCGCCCTCTCGGCCTGAACCTCTTTAAGAGGATCAATGTGCGGTACTGCGGCCCCGGTGAATCTCGCCTTTCGATAAGCCTCAAGTACCATCCAGTTATTGGCCATGAACGCTTTGAGGTATCCAGGTGCTTGAATATTGTTTTTGAGTATCTCGACATGCAACCATAGTGTGTAAACCTTCTTCTTGAACTGTGCGGCAAATTCTTCCCTTCTGACATTCAAGGTATGTTCCCAATCTTTTAACGCTGCCCGGCTTGCTGAAAAGTTTTCATTGTACTTGGACATCGCTACGTCAGGAGGTATTCCAAGGCAAGCACAAATCAAATCAATGTTCACCGAATAGAAGTCCTTGAAATACAATTCATTCTTTGCTTCTAAGGCTTTCATCTCCGATCCTTGAGGCATGTTAAATACTTGCTTGTTTGTGGTTGCAATCACATCATTGGCCAGATTCTTTCCCATGTCATCCACTGGAAGATTATCATTATTCGGATAATCATAATCATGGGCCTTGGCCATCTGTTTTGTGAACGGTGACTCCCCTGAAGCATTCTCAAGGTGAACTACCTGAAGGATGATCTTAGCCCTTTCCTCTGCACTTCCAAGGGTAGCCTCTTTGTATCGCTCCATCTTGGCAAGTGTCTCCATCACCGTTGAAATCAATGGTATGCCCCTCACGTTGTCAAGCCTATGTTCCAGCCCATAAACCAGGAAGGCAACCGTCAATCCATCTTCTGTCTTAGCGGCAACCCTTTGAGTTGAGAATACCAACCCCGGAACCCGGACATGGTATGCGGCATGTTCCCCCGTAGGTGTTATCTCCACCCCATTCTCAATCCTGTTTCCATTGGGAAGAACCTGTGGATACCATTCGGTCCCGAACCCGGGGGAGATAATGTGCGTAGCATCTACAAGCTGGACATTGATGCAGTCGTTCTCATACCGGCAGATAACCAGAACATCCCCTCCGACAAGGGCATTGAGTAAACAAACCCTTTCAATGTAGTTCAGACTGTGCCTTTGGGAGTAATCGGAATACTTTGAGTCTGCATAAAGGGCAAACCTATCTTCAATCTTTTGAGAAAACTTCTTGTCAATTTTGATTCCTTCTGATTCCAGAACTGAAACTGCCGGTTCGGATTGTAGCTTCCCTCCCTTGCCTACTTGCCAAGTAATGAATTTGTTTATTACAGTTTGGGTGATCTCGCTATCAACATAGGATTTCCAGGAACGAAGCCTCAATGCTTCATAGTCCATGATGTAGGACTTTAGTGGTCCTATCTCACCAAGATTCTTTTCTCCATTGAAACTACTGGAAAAGAAAGGACGGTATTGTCCTCCGGTGTATCCAGAAAACTCATTGGATATTTTTATCTCTCCATTGCCGGAAGGACGTTTTATTTCCGTTTCAACAAACGGACTGATCAAGCGTTGTATGATTTCTTTAACGGAAGCCATTGAGCATGTATCTTCTTATGAAGTTCTTTCCATCAACGGCCCTGTGCATTCTGCCATTGAGTCTATTCACATATCTCTGACGAATTCTTTCGAAGTCATCAATGGCCGAGGCTATTCCAACACTGCCCTTGTAAATTGTTTTGATTATCGTTTGGCCGTCATTGAGGGAATATTCTTGAACATTATCGTTCCCGGCCATTGTAAGTGCCGTGGATTCAAGCATATCAATTATCGCATCAATGGCTGCTATCTTATCTAAGAGAGTTTGTTTGGATTGGACGTAGGTCGAACAGCTGTCGAAATAAATCATAATTCAAATATATCAACTTTTAACCTTAATCCGTAATACTCTTTCCTTGGTCCAGTAGTACCCAACCCGAAGCAATGCCAAAATCAATCTTCCGAATGCCTTTATCATGGTGACTTTATCTCGTTTATCTTGGCCCCTGATATGTCAATGGTGATTGTTCCGGGAACGTAAGCCCCTCCAAGCCCTGTGATGGCGGTCTGTATCTTAATTAGTTCCGCTTGCAATCCTGTTTTCTCATTGCTCAATGCATCGGCAAGAGGTCCATATCGTACCAGATTATCCGCATCACCACCAAGAGCAATCGTTCCGTCACCCTTAAACTCAATGACTATTTCACTGCCACCATCAACTCCATCTATTCCTCCTAACTGAAAGGTTCCATCTTTCTTTAACCAAAGGAAGGCTTTCAGGTTACCGGCCGCATCGGTTGAGTAAATCCTATGCTCTCCAACATCGGCAAGCTGATTGGGATTGATATATCCAATGATAACCTTCCTCCCTTTCTCTGCTGTCTCCGAATAGATGGCAACCATGTTCTTGATCGGGTTAGTATCCGTACCATAAGGGGCACACTCAAACGCTGACTTCACATCATTCTTCCCAAATCGGGTGAGTTTAATAATCCTCCGTTTCAGGTCATCGAAGGAAGTGGATACTACTCTGGTTATAATATTCATCAATGTAAATTTATACCTTGGAAAATGTAATTAGGCTCCGCACCATTGTAGCACTCCGGCAGGACACAGGTCAATGTTGCCGTAGTCTTTTTCTTATCCCCCACCAAGTCAACTTCCTCAATTATCCAGTTGGTCTTTTTGTAAAGGTACACTTCTGGATTGATCACGCTGATCAGTTGTCCAGGCCGGATTATCTTATCGTTTAGAATCCATCTGTCGGTAACAATCTTCAAACTCAATCCTTTCAACTCTTGTGCCCTGGCGTTCTTTCCTGCCAGTAATGGATCGACTTCGGCCTTTATGCTCTTTGAAGTTTGGACTACAACCTTGGGCCGGTAAACAGTATTGATAACATACGGATTCCTTATAGGTTCGCTTGAACTCACATCTGAATCATTCACATCGGCCTGAGCAACAACGTAAATATGTGAGTGCATTGCCTGACCATTGAACCCAAGTGACATGCTTGTGGTTGGTAAATCTTTTGTGAAATTGAATATAGGTTTCTGAAACAATGGTGCCCTTGTGAATACTATTTGTCCTTTGGCGTTGTGGCTCAAAACAATGTTCTTCTGAGAGGCCAGCTGAGATAAGAAACTTTTAACGGTCTGAGAAATATTTCCTTCAGTTTCAGTAAAGGGGTCTTCCATATCCTGTGCCACTATTGGGTCGATCACAATACTCAATCCGAAAGGTTTGATTACCTGTTCGGCAATCTCCCTTAATCCAAGTCCATTGTATTGCATGGAAACTGCTATATCCCCTGCACCCGCACCAGGGGATAAAGGAATGGCCGATGCCGTGTTTGGTGTGATGCTACAATCTTCCAGGATACCGGGTAAAGAATATCCTCCTATTGTTACAGGTGAGCGTTCTGCCGCACTATTGAATCCCTCTGAAAGAATCTGTCCTGTGATTAGAAGTTCTTTGTTATGCTCTACCGTACAGGTGTGATAATGGCCGATGCAAGCCATCTCCTTATGCTCGATGTTGTCTGGATTAAAGTAAAACTTGAAAGAGAAGGTTGAGGCTAACGAATCGTATTTCAGATTCACATGGAAGTCATTCCAGAATTCTATTTTGCGTATTCGGATGCGATCATTGATTTTGAGTATCATACATAATATATCACCCTTCTGCCCTTCTTAATCTGAATCAACTCGTTCAATCCCATTTCATTGTTCGCTCTCAATGTCTCTATGGTTGAGTCATCGGGAAGTAATCCATAAAGCCTGTGAGCCAAAATGATCAGGTTAGTATCTGTCTCGCAATAGATAGCCCTCTCTTGTTTGGAGTTCAGCCCTATGACGAACAAAGAAGAAACTGTGAAGTTGATCAATGCACTCAATCCAATCAAAGAATCCGCATCGGGTATGTAACTGTCCGGTTCCCCTCCATTGTCTGTCTGGAAAGAATCAAGGTCAGCAAGGTATTGATTATAAGTATCCAGAATGTTTTCAATGGTTCCTATCACATCATTGCGATTGGCATAATCCATGTTGGTCACGGTTGTAACCGCAAGTGCCGATACTACTGTGCCTCCATTGGTTTCATAATCCTTCTTTGTTGCCTTAGTGAATAAGGGAGAACTTGTATTAAATAAAGTCAGGATCGAATTACTAAGTGCGGTGAATTGATTTATCAATCCCTGCGTCCTGATCTTTACAGTTCCAACAAATAAGATTGGAGCATTAATCAAATCTTTGATAGCCGTCATCCCATTGCTCACATTGTTTGCAAGAACAAGAACTGCCGATAATGCAGTATTATATTTATTGTAATAGTCGTTAGCATTAATGCTGTCGATTATCTGTGGCAGTCCTGCTTTGTAAATTTTCTTTACGTTATCAGTTAACTGATTAATATTTGTATTGGATGCCAGTGACGGATCGCCAAACCCAAATGAATCTATCATTTTCTGGTCTAGGAACGCTTTATCAAAATTTATTTTGTCAAATGGATCAACGCTTCCCTTTGGAAATTCTTCGGTGATAGTCTCGATAACCATTGCCGTTATCTTGGAGACATTATGCTTGGTATTATCGAAGTGAAGTGAAATAGGCTGAACTGTAAGAGTCCCATAATAAGGGTGAGAAACCTTCCAAGCCCTAGGATCATCTGCTGCTATTCTGAATAGTTCTGCATCATCAATACACTCTGATCCTTGAAAATAAATCTCAAGATTGTACTTCATCCCCCTGGCTTTGTTCCTGCTCACCAAGGTTCCCTCTATGTCAATGAACTCGAACTCAGCTATATTGTATTCACGCTCTCTTGTGGCATTAATCCAATTGGGCTTATGCCTACCTTGTCCATCAGGGAATGTACTGCCCTCCCCTGTGATGATTATCAGATCGTGTTGTATCCTGTCCAGCCAACTCATTTTCCAAACATTACCCTGTCAATCTGTTTCTGTGCTGCCACAATATAGAAATCTTCTAACTTGTTTGCACTCTCAATGGAGGCCCAACGCATGAAGCCGGTTTCTTTAACACCAACTGACCTCCCAGACTTTACACTATACAAGGCCGTCAACTTGAATTTATTGTCTTTGCCGATTGAATCAGTATCTCAGGAGTTCTATTTCCCAAAACAAATCCTCCCGGTCCTGCGGCATGAACGGCAGCAACAAAATTTGATTTAGTGCTTTTTGCTTTAAATATTTTGTTCTGTTTTAAGATAGTGGATAATCTGTTCTTTGTTCTTACCACCCTGTTTTCGTCCTCATTGATTCTGGCACCCTTCAATGGGATAAAGGTCTTTGCGCTTATCTTTCCTGAATACTCCTGTTGCTCCAGATCAGCAATGGCATAGTTAGTTCCCGGTATTTTCAAATGCTCATTGGTGAATCCAACAATGGCTTGCATTGATTTTATGTCCCATCCCTTTGCCATGTCAACCCGGCTATTGGCTTTGAAGAAGTTCGGTGTCCTTTGGGTGAACCTTTGCGCTGCGCTCTTAGGCATGGTGTCTTGCTTCACATTGAAGGCTGCGCTATTCAGTGCTTCCCGGATAGCGTTAGGCAGTGCCGACTTCCTAAGTTTTTCTAACTTATTGGTGAATACTACTACTGCGTCTGTATTGATGTCAAGTATCGGCATACCTCAAATTTACCTATAAATCCCCACTTTGAAACCTTTCACCCTGTTAATGCGTTTTGTCCTTTATGAAACCATTAATCTTATTGCTCGCCATTATCCTTTTCTCCTGCAAGGAGGAAACCACTTTCTCTGTTCAACCTGAATTGAAGCCCTACTATGATTCATTCATGGCAGAAGCTAAGAAAAGGAACTTCACAAGTTTCGACCGAATTGATAACCTCATAATGATTATCAGACCCAATACCACTAAGGACTATGGTGGATTGGGGGTCACAAGAAAGATTACTGGCGGTCAACATTACATTTACATTGATCAGGATTTTTTTAATCAACATCCCAATGCAGTTGAAACGGTTGTTTTCCATGAACTAGGTCATTGCTATTTGGATAGGGAACACAATACTTCAATGTTCTCATTAATGAATCCCGAAGTCGGTGGTATAGGTTGGGCTTCCTGTACGGCAGTTGATATGAGCAAGTGTGATCTGAAAAAATCTTCTCTCATTGACGAATTGTTTCAACATACTGGAAGCTAACTATAATAAGAGAACAACGACACACTTATATTGATGTAGTGCAATTCAAGTGACGCTGAACTTAATGCCGCTACCGTTGTCGGTGACCCTCCTGCAATATCCAAAATAAGTCCATTAGCCAAAGAGCCAACATTAATTCCATGAAGGATGCTCTGTTTAATGTGCCTTGCGGCAGGCAGAGTTAGGTTTGGCAGATTTGCAAAAATGTCAGATGACGGTGCAAACTGTTGTTGTATCAACCCTGTTATCTCCAATCTGTTTCTGTCAATCCTATACTTTAAAACATTGGCCCCGCTATTCGACCATCCATTTATCAATGGTAATGTTATCCAAGGGTTCGGAGTTTGGATAACTGCTTGTAATGCTTGATTCAATTGAAATCCCGAATAAGCATTCTCAGGCAATCCATTAGCCGCAAGACCACTATCCAACATCAACTTCTCAAAGAATTGGTGCATGTCTCCATAGAGCAATTCATTCACTGGCGTTCCGGTAAAGTCACCCGGATTATCTTTTATCCTTCCAAAAGTATAGTCGCTGTCAGGAGGGACTACGTTTGTTTTGTTTCTTAATGGTCGCATAAATTATACATAGTTAATAAAAAGAAAAGCTGCTGTCTCAGTAGGTTTAAGCCGAAGGATCAATTGTCTGAACTCGGCTTTCCTGTTTTTATCTACATTAGCAAAGACTCCAAGGTAAGCCGCACCAATAAAGAATGTGCTTCTCAAGTTTG